ATCAAGATTTTCTGCAAGAACGCTAACTCAGAGATTTGACCCTAAAGCAGAAGATGGGGATGGGGATGGAATGCTTTTGGATGGAAGCGCTTTCCAAAGACCTGCACTTCCTGGCGTTCCAAAACCTCAAGACGCCGAAAAGCCTATGTCTAGCATTTCTCTTGCATCTGTAGGAAAATGGTTTGACACAACCACGCCAAAGCAGCGCGAAAAACTAACTGGTACGCCAATAGAAAACTTTGGCGCTTCTTCCAGAAGTACGCGCGGATTTTCTTCTGTTTCAAAACCTATAAAACCAGAGCCAATCAAAATTGACGGGCTTGAAAATCCAGACGCATCTGAAACAAACCCATTCAGGAATCTTGGTGGGCGCAAAATGGGTGAAATTATTAGGGGACTAGTAAAACCTTCAAGCAAAAACAAAAAACAAAGAACTACTTATTTAGTCGGAGGAACTACTGGCGGTGGCAAATCAACAGTTCTTGATGAGCATCTTGTTGTTCAGGGCATTGTTCCTGGCAGAACAGAAGCAGCCCATGTTGACCCAGACTTTATTAAACTTGGATTAACGGGCTACAACGATGGCGCTGGGGCACCAATGGTTCACGAGGAATCACTTAGGTCTGCTCAAAGAACCATGGATGATTCACGCAAAGAAGGCATGGACATTGTTGCAACTGGTGCTGGCTCAACAAGACAGCGAGCAATAATTGCTCAGGCTAGACAAAACGGCGACAGGGTTGTTGCTCATTGGGTGCATGTTCCAGCAGAGGAAGCATCAAAAAGAATCCAAGAGCGCCAAAAAATAGATGGAAGAAAAATTCCAGACCAAACAAGTCATTTTGCTCGCTCTATCCCACGAATGGTCTCGGATGCCGTATCAAACGGTGAAGTAGACGAATTCTACATATGGGACAACAATGTAGAACAAGGAAAACCGCCAAGATTAATTGCGTCTTTTAAAGATGGAAAATTTGACGTATTGGACCAGAAAAAACTTGATGAGTTTATGAATGGAAATAAACTTTCGCCCAAAGTAAGAGAAGGAAATGTTCTTTCTGATGGGGAGCGTGAAGCATTAAAAGAATCAGATGAGTTTATGGGCAATGCTTCTAGTTCAAAAAATAAAAAAGGTGGAAGATATACTCCGCCAAAAACAAAACCAACAACCACATCGCCATCTGGTGTTTCTCCAACATCAAGAACAAATGCTTCTTTAAAAAATGACTCAACTGCACTTTTAACAACTAAATTGCAATTACGTCTTTTTGCTCAAAAAATAACAGATTACTTCACAAAAGATGCTCAAGGAAATCCACGAAATATATCGGCATTTTTAACCGAAAAACTTACATCCAGAATGCGCGCAACAACTTACATGCCCAATGCGCCAGATGGAACCCCTATTTCAATTGGAAAACTTTCTCTTAAAGTAAAACTTTTAACTCCTGAAGACGTAGACAAGGTACTTGACATTTATGTCCCTATAAAGGACCCAAATGAGACAATGGAACAATTTGCCGCTCGCATAATTAAAACTCTTCCCCATATGGAATTTGCACGAGTATCAAGTATGAATCCGTCAGAAAAATACCTAGCGGATTTATTGAAAAAGGCTGGTTATAGAGATGATTTGCAAACGTCTCTTAGAGACGTTCTTAAGGAAGAAATATTAAACAATGAATCTTTTAGAAACCTTATTGAGGAATTTGGAATGCCTTTTTATGTTGGTGGAAAAAACGACCTAACTGGCTCTTCGCTGGAAGACAAAGGAACTTCTGGTCTTCATTCTCCTGGATTAGGAATGGTTCTTATTAGTGAAAAAACACTAATAGACGGAAAGTTTGAAGCAATCGGCTCCACTATTGAAAACAAAAAAGAAAATACCGTCCAGACCACCTTAAGGCATGAGTGGTTTCATTATTTAGATGCAATAACGCTTGCTGCAGATACTCAAGCACGAGACAAAAGACTAAGAGACTATCTCTCGGGTCTTAATGATTTGCTTGGCGACCCAGAAAAAAGAATTAAAAAAATATACCCAGATGAGAAATCAGTATTAGAAGACGTTGAAAGAATACTCATTGAAAATTTAGTACAAACAATCATGCAACAAAATAGTGGAATGTCAAATAAGGAAGCCCTAAAACAGGCTCGGCAGGCCGTATCCATGAGACTTCAAGATAGGGCAGGAAAAGACTTAATCATTAATGGAATTGTGCCAGATTTGCTTGACAGTATTTTTTCACCAGACTTGATTCAGGCTTTAATTGACGACCGTGGCGGTGTTTCGGACGATGAAGCAAAGAAATACTCTGCTTACGCTCGTTATGGAATACATGAACTCATTGCAGAAATTGGAAGAATGATTACCTCAACGGCTTTGGAAAGAGGTGCTCCTGGAAGTGATGTTGTTAAAATAGATTCGTCAACAATTGATATACTTGTAAACTATATGCCGTCAATATCGCGGGCAGTTTGGGTTAGCGTAATTAAGAGCGCCTTTCCAGGAATTCAAATAAAACAACTAAGAGGAAACTAGTGACAACCTATAACAACGACGCAAAAATGCCGGCACTTAGAAAAAACATAGACGAACTTGATGTTTTAATAAACGCTTACTCAGTGGCGGGCGACAAAGAGTTCGTTGACCAACTAGAAAAACTACGCGAAAACCTTGAAGCCATGTTGGAAGACGTCCTCAAAAACTCAACTGGCGCAGATGAAACAATTATGGCAATTGTTGATTCCTTAGACAGGGATAGTAAAGAAACAGAATAATTTTAATACTTACGCCAGGAGCACCATAAATAGCGTTATTATTTCTCAATAGGGCTTGGTGCTTACCTGGGCCGTTTGAACATCCAAAAAAACAATCCAATTCCAATCAGGAGACAAAATGTCAGACCAAGCAAGACTTACAGAATTGCAATCAGCACTTCGCGCCAAGATGGCCGATAACAAGGCGATTGCAGACTCATTCAAAATTGAGGACGGAACCGTTGTTGTTTCTACTCAGCAAAAGAGTGCGTTCGATAAGAACATGACCGATATCAAAGAACTTAAGGGCCTCATTGAGGGCCTTGAGGCAATGAACACAGTAGACCAGTGGGGTTCACAGGCTTCTGTTGAATCAATCGCAACTGCTGCAGCCGCAGGTTACAGCGTAAAGAGCCTCGGTTCTTCATACTCAATCGGCGACTTGTTCCTCAACTCACCAGAATTCAAGACACTTCAAGGTGGAAAGAATGGCGCAAACATGCCTTCTCCATTCCAACTTGGAGCATCACTCACAACTCACGGCGCATTCAGCGTTAAGGACGTTTACTCAGCACTTCCATCAGGCACATTGGGCCGTGGTGCAGATGCTCAGTTCGGTTCAATCCAGCGTGACCCAATGGTCATGTCGCCACAGCGTGTAAAGCGCGTTCGTGACTTGTTCCCAAGCCGCACCACAACTGCTGCAGTTATTGAATACTTCCGTATGCTCGGTTTCACCGCAACAGGCGGCGGAACAAATAACGCAGGAACAGTTGCTGAGCGTAACGGTGGAAACACTGCTTTCGCTGCCAAGCCACAGTCAAGCATGGTCTTTGAAGGCCATCAGGCTCCAGTACGCACCATTGCTCACTGGGAAGCAGCACACCGTAACGTCCTTGCAGACGAGCCACAGTTGCGTTCAATCATCGACAACGAATTGATGTACGGTCTCCGTCTTCAAGAAGATGCACAAATCCTCAATGGCGATGGAACTGGCGAAAACCTTACCGGTGTTCTTAACACCACTGGTATCCAGGAATACGCATGGTCAGACGGTGCTTACTCAGCAACCCCAGGAATGTCAGACACAAAGGCAGACGCAATCCGTCGCGCCGCAACCCTGTCGTTCCTCGCTTACTACGAGCCATCCGGCGTCGTTCTTCACCCGAACGATTGGGAAGACATTGAGTTGACCAAGGATGGCAATGGCCAGTACCTCGTTGCAGTTTCAGTTGCAATGGGTGGTGAGCCAAAGGTATGGCGTTTGCCAGTCGTTGAGACTCCTGCAATTCCAGAAGGCACCGCACTTGTCGGCGCATTCGGTACAGGCGCACAGTTGTACGACCGTGAGCAGGCTTCAATCCGTATTTCAGAGCAGCACTCAGACTTCTTCGTTCGCAACGCAATCGTTGTGCTCGCAGAACAGCGTCTCGCTCTTGCAGTAAAGCGTCCAGAGTCCTTCGTAAAGGTTGACTTCGACGGCGCTCCTACCGGAGAATAACTAACATAGCGGAACCCCGCCTGTGCCTTTAAACGGTACGGGCGGGGTTTTTGCTATATATGGGAAAAGTTATGAAAGAAAACGATGCGTTTAAATTTATTGGAGACATGCCATCTTTCAATGAACTTCTCGGTGATGTCTCGTCCCTAACCCCAGAAGACTGGTTGAAATACGTGCAACGTAAAAAGATTGGCGGTGCAGCAGGGGGTAATACTGACACCATCCCATTGGTCTATGACGTAATGCAAAAACTCAACTCGGACGTAGTGCACGAACATTACAGACAATTTAGTAAGTATCTAGATGAAGTCGTTCTTGCCACGATGGAAACAATTGGAGAAGTAAAAATTCAACAAGCAATACTGGCAAGACTTAGGGCAAAAACAACTATTCCCAAACATAAAGATGTCGGAAATCCATTAACCGCAAAAATCCATAGCCAGACTCACAGAATACACGTTCCAGTGATAACCAATGAAAATTGTATATTTACCATTGGTGATGAATCAAAGAACCTAAAGCCTGGCCAAATATGGATTGTAGATAACGTAGGAAGACACCATGGTGTCAAGAATAGTGGAGACGAAGACCGAGTGCACCTAATCATAGACGCAATTTAGAGAGTTCTCAGGGGTCTTGTATTTTTATACTAAACTAGTACCATGAACAGGTATTGGCTATAGCAATGTCTAAAAGAGAAAATGACGACCATTTTGAGAAGTACGCTAAGTATGCTAAAAACTCGCGCGGTGTTCCTGAAGAGTTTGAAGATTGGGCACTAGATAATGGCATAAAATTGCCACTCAAAAAGAAAGCAACGGACAAGGACGAGTATGACTACCCCGAATGAGGAAACCCTAAAATCAAAAAAGGAATTTCTTAGATTTTTTGAATCTGAATTAAAACCAAACGGATTTAATGAAGAAGAGTTTGAAGAGTTTCTTGAGCGTTCAAAAAATTCAAATCCTGGTGCCAATCCACGAAACCCCTGGGTTATAGCCGAGAAGCAGAGAGAGCGTGAAATCTAATGCTTCACAATGCAGAACCAGATAGTCCTGAAGAGGAAGCAATTAACAAGTCAAAGAAAGCACTTGATGCTTTTGCTCAAAAAGTAACAGACTTTCAAATTATTGCATCAACACTTAGTGGAGATACTCCAGTACGCGAAGCCTATAAAGCAGTTTTCGGTGAAGATAGACCAGACCTTGACCCCAATACACCTGAGGGCATGAGAACTAAAAACGAAATGAATGCTCTTATGGGTAAATCTAATGGATGACGCAATAATTTCTTTTTCGGATAGTCAATGGCCTTTTTTTGACCCTGAATACGCAAAGCAACTAAAGAGCAACTACCCAGAACTTTGGTCTATAGGCGGAGGCTCAAAGGGTGACTATGTCAATGAAGTTCTTATGTCTATCTATGAAAAAGGTGGGGTTGCAGAGACTCCAGAAGAAGTTGAAATTCTTGAACTAAGAGAATCTTGGATTAGAAGACATTTTGAAGACTCAACACCAGCAGGACACATTGCTCAAGTTAAGTGGTTGGCTGTTTCTTACAGCGGCGAACCTTTACAAAAGAAATCAATTAACGAACAAGTGACTAGGTTTCATGCTAGAAAAAACTGGCTTGATACTAAGGGCGCAAAACTAAAAGACCCTAAAGGTGGACTAACTGCCGCTGGTCGTAAGCACTTCAAAAGAACAGAAGGCGCAAACCTTAAGCCAGGAGTCATGGGTGCAGCCGATACTCCTGAAAAATTGCGTCGTAAGGGCTCGTTCTTGACAAGATTTTTTACAAATCCTTCAGGTCCCATGAAAGACGACAAGGGACGTCCTACGCGCCTTGCACTTTCCGCCGCAGCATGGGGAGAACCTGTTCCTCAAGACGCCTCAGACGCCTCCAGGCTTGCTGCTAAGGGCAGAAGAATGCTTGATAGGTACGAGAAGCAAAAGAAGTCCAAGTAATGACTACATGGGGAAACTACATCGGGGAAATTAAAGGCTTTAGGTTTGAAAACACCGAAGTAAAAGCCGAACAAAAATGCCCTCCAGCAACTCAAAGCATAAAAGTAAACATCAAGAACCGTCAAAAGGCGATTGATACTGCTGGATACGGACCACTTAATCCAAAGCAGCCAAATGATGGATTCTGGAAGAAAAAGGGCGACAGGTGGGACGTGTCTGAAACAGAAGCCAAGAAACAAAAATGTGGCAACTGTATTCTGTTTATTAGAACTCCAAGAATGCTTGATTGTATTGAAACCGGTCTTGGTAATGAATCTGGTTCAGCATGGGATGTTATTGACGCTGGCAAGATTGGTTACTGCGAAGCATTTGACTTTAAATGCCACTCAGAGCGCACCTGTGACGCTTGGGTGGTCGGCGGGCCTACCACTAAGGAAAGCCAAAAAGAAGACTAGATTTCCCGCTACCTTGGGATAGCAAAACCCCCGCCCCTATTTGTACGGAGCGGGGGTTTTGCAACTACTTAGAAAAGTAATTGAGTAATTGATTAGTCGTTTACGCCAGCAGCCTGGATGTGAGTTGCGTCTGATACTTCAGAAACAGTGAACGCTACAGTTGCGCCAGTTCCTGCTGTACCCGAGCCAACTGCTGAAACATCAAGGTGAACAAGGTCGCCCTTAGCGAAGTCAACATTTGCTGCAGTGAGTGTTCCTTCGTCTGAGTAACCAGCAGCAGCGATTGAGAAGGCTGCTGCGACATCTGCGCCAACCTTAAGGTCTGCTGTAAGTGCTGAACCTGCAGGGGCACCTGTAACTGCCAAGTAAGCACCAGTGATGACGCCCTTGAAAGGCATTGCCACGCTTACGATACTGCTCGTTGAGAGTGTTCCTGGAATAGTGAGTGTGATTGTCTGTGGTGCAATAATTGCCGTCATTGTTTTCTCCTGTATGGGACCTAATTCGCCGTTCGGCGCTTAAAGTAAATAATACATCATGGGTACCCCTGTGTGCGGAATTATCCCTGATTGTCCTTAATTAATCTAATTTCGCAGGAATCCGTTGTGCAGTAAGACTCTCCGATTGCATCGGCTGCCATTCCTGCATAAACACCAGAAAAATCAATGGGGAAAAGGTCCTTGGTGGCTTCTGTGTACTCTTCCTCGGTTATCTGCGTATACGGCATTTGCGGATAAGTAAAGTTGCCTTGCGGCAAAAACGAAACCGTTTTAAGTTGACCGTCATACATATGGAGTACAGTGCCCACATGTTCCTTTTCTTTTTCTGCATCAAAAGAAATTGTAACTGATACCGAGTTATCGGACCAGTAACGTTGAGCGGCTGCTGCTAGTGACATCTTTTCAAAAATTGTTACATCATTTTCCGAACGAATAGCGTCTGACTTAATTGGGAAGAACACAACAGATGTTGTGTCCGGTGATTCAGATGCTGGTTCAACACGGTATTTAGCCATCTTAAAAAGCGGAAGCATTGGGTCATCGTTGGCAAAACGAATTGCGCGATTGAAGAACTTCCCACCTGGTGTCCAGTGAACCCCAGGAGACTCACCAGCAAGAATAGAAACTGTTCCAGAAGGTTTAACTGTTGTCATCTTGATTGACTCACGAATCCCAAGCCACTCAGAGTATGAAACGTCATACGCCTTTACTGTGTTGTAGCCAGTATCCATCCATTCGCGAAGAACAGGCATTCCTACATTGTCAGCAAAGTTTGCAACACCTGACATTGATGTTCCAATACGACGGTTGCGTTGCATGATTGCGTTTGTTTCTTCCCAGTGTGTAGGAAGAAGAGTTACGGTCTTTGCATAAAGATAAGCAAACTTTAATGTGCGCTTGTAGTCATCAAGAGAATCGTGACGATTTAAATATGTCTCAACAAGAGTGCAACATTCATATGACTCAAGAGACTGTTCTGCGCATGGGTTATATCCAGCAACACGCCAGTCTTTGTTGTTTGCAGGGTCAGCAAGACGACCGTACTTGCGAGACATGTCAAGCCAAATAACTCCTGGCTCTCCATTAAGTGCGATTCCTTCAACAATTCCAGAAAGGTCTTTTCCAACAGATGTTTCTACAGAGTTGTTTGACATCCATCCCCATCCTGGAGCGTCTGGGTCATAAGAGTTGCGCTCAGGAAATACAGCAGAGTTCTTAAGGTTAAGGAATTCTTGGTCATCAAGACTGCCAATAAGAAGTTCAGCAGAGCGACGTACGTTTCCAGAGACAACGCAAACACCAATCATGTTTCCAATGTCAGCAATGTCTACTTTGGTTAACTTTTCACCATTGCGACCTTTAAACATTGAACGAATGTGCTTATGAAGACGCTCAAGAGAAGCATGTCCAGCAGCAGTACCACCAAATGTTTTAATAGGCGTTCCTGCAGGGCGAATAAGTGAATAGTCAAACTCAACAGGGCTCTGCTCTGGCTTTAAATAAGAGTTAATAATAGAAATAAGTGAAGCAACCCATCCTTCACGGCTATCTTCAATTACCTCAACAACTACAGGCTTTGTTGGTTCATAGATAGTAAAATCTTTGTCAGCGCCTTTGTTGTCAAATCCAACACCAACACCAAGCATTGATGCTTCCATAAGAAAACCAAAAGGCTTTGCTGGATTGTTCTTATTCATTTCTGAAGTTGAAACAAATGCACAGTTCTGCAAAGCGGCAGAGTTTTTGTGAACATTCACAAGAGGTGTGCCCATTACCCACAAACCACGACCTGGTGGAGTCCACTTTAATTGAAACAAACGGTCAAACGCTTCTTTTGCACTGGCCTGTGCTTTTGCATCATTCCAAGGAAGACGGTTTGTTTTGCAATGGTCCTTCTGTAGTGAATACATTCCATTGATAACCCGTTCACAAACGTCAACCCACGTTTCTTTTGTTCCGTCTTCTTTTAAACGAGAATATGTACGAAGAAAAGTAATTTCTCCTACAGAGTTTTCGCCAGCGTCTCTATAACCAAAAGGTGCTTGTTTTGACCTATATCCAGCAAGAAAATCTTCGTTTAGGCGGAAGGAAAAAATAGGTGACACGGTATTGCAACTTTCTATAGTGACGGCTAAGAGATACCCATGATACCTCTACCGCTAAAAAATATACGTCTAAGCAATACCCAAATTTTTTGCCTGCTCAAGGGTCACGTAGGAGCCTTTGTGATGCAGAATTACTTTTGTTTTTGTAAAGGGGGTAATTTGTCTTTCTTCGTAAATGTTTTCTTCTACGAGAATTGTCTGTTTATCTTTAAGAGATTCTATTACGCCACCAGTTAAGCCAACTATTCTTGTTGGTGGTCCTGACTCTCCAACGCAGTCACCTGTAGGATGTCCGCAAACAGGGCATGGTTGACGAGTCGCTCGGTGAATTGTTATATTGCCAGACAATAATTCTTTTTCTGGAGGGCCATCAATCATTAAAGAATATTACCACCCCCGGTGATGCGTCTGGTTGACGCAAGGTGCCTTATAAGCACCCGCAGCAGGGTTCAATTCCCTGACCGGGGACTAATAGAAAACTTGCAAGTGAAAACCAAGATTATTGATTGCTTCTGCAGTCTCGTCTTCGTCCATGTATTCAGAATCGTAATCTTCGCTTACGATTTTATAGAGAAGCGCTGGAAAACTTTTATCTCTTAACACATTAACTGCGCCATTTGGATAGACGGTTATTGGTTCAAATACCGCTCTTCTATTGAGTCTATATTTATACGAGGTGGAAACAAGGGTTAGTTCAGCACCGCCCACATCATCACCTTCTGCGTGCGTTACGGTGACACATTCACTTACTCCAGTTGTGTCGTCAAGAAAAGCCTTGGAAAGGTCTAGACCGCGAGTTTTTTCAATATCTGGAGAACAGTAGCCCTCTGCAACCATGGTAATGCTATCCACGCTCCAAAAACCACGAATCATCCTAAGCATTGACGCACATCTCTGAAGCCTCTCTACCGGGGGGTCTTTCATGTGTTTTTGACTTATTTGACAGATTGTTACTATCCTGCCGTCTTTCCATCCTATGAAATTAAAAGCAAGGTCTTCACCAATGCCTGACTCTTCAATAAAAATCTTTTTAGCCATTTGCGCAGATGTAAGCGCCAACGCTATTTTTGAAAATTCGTCTGGGTAAAAACCGTCCATACAGACACACTAGTAGAAGGGTGCTATAGTTTGTAGGTACACCACAATTTACAATAACACAGGACAGGACATGACACAGAAAAAAGCCCAAGCCAAGAAAAAGACAACAGTAAAAAAAACAGCGGCTAAGAAGCCTGCTGCAAAGAAGGCTGCTGCAAAGAAGGCTCCGGCAAAAAAGCCAGGACGCCCAGCAAAAGTGAAGATTGAAGAGAATGTAGTCAAGATTGATGACATCGCAGAAATCACAATTGACCCAGAGGTAGTAGCCGAGATTTCAGAAGTCATTTCTTCAGTATCCAATAAGTCTTGGTTCAAGAAAATCCTCGCTTTTCTTAAGAAGTAGATTTTCTACGAAAATTTGTTCGCATCGGGGTTGTTTATCCCGTAAACCTTAGATATGTTTCAATCGTCCCCTAGGAGGTGACGATGAAAAATCACGGTATCAAGGAAATGAATGCCATAATTAAAGAAGTTGAGTCAATCGGCTTCCGTGTTGAGCAGACAAAAAGAGGCGTCTACAAACTGTACCCACCAGACTCAATCGGTGGGCGTGTTTATATGACGCACGGCACACCTAAGTCAATTAAGGCAATCAAGAGCCAATTCAGAAAACTGTATGGCGTTGAATTGAAGTCCGTATGACGGATAATAGAGAACTACCTATACCTCTCTTGTCCTTTGATGCCATATGGAAGATGTATCCAGATACAGGATTGACCGAACTTGAAAATCTTGTAGGAGTCCACAAAAAACGCATGTACGGGTGGAGCAGGAACGGCTTAACCCTTCAAGATGCCGAACATATTGCTAATAAAATTGGCCTACACCCTTCATTTATTTGGGGACCCGAGTATCACATCGCTGTCTACATGATGGAGATTGTTGAACAAATACGTTATCAACGAAAAATTGATAAGCAAAAATTAAGGAGAAAAGTAATTAACGATGAAAAAAACAAAGTTAAACAGAATTCCAGGTGAAACTCGGTCTGAAGCGGAATCACGAGTTGAATCAGAGCGAAGGACTGCAGTAGTTAGTTTTATTGTAAAATTTTCACAAGAAAACGGCTATGCACCGAGCATTAGAGACATCATGCCGGCAATAGGTGTTTCATCTACGTCTACTGCGCACAAAGTTCTTTCCAAAATGGAGGAACAAGAACTCATTATCGTTTCTCAGGGCGTTGCGAGAAGCATGAAAGTTTTACCACTTGGGATGGAACTAGTTTCCTAATTTGCGCGTCGGGTAGGATTCGAACCTACAGTCTACAGATTAGAAGTCTGTTGCCTTATCCATTTGGCCACCGACGCAATGTGGTCACTGTACTTTTTTTAGTACCAAATCGCAAGCATTAACAAAAGAACGCGCTTCATCGGGTGAAGCGAAGGATGCTGCTTGATAGTAGTTGTCATCTCGTTTGCGCAATAAAAGCCATTCATCTTTGTCGTAAACTTTTACAACATGATAAGAATCGTTACCTTTAATCTGTATTCCAGTGGAACCGAACTCGTATTTTGACATTACTTTCCCTTCTTTGTTGGTCCTGGTTGGTTATTTTAGGGAGCAACCCTACTGTTGTCCAACCAGGCTTTGGCGGTTACAGGCATTACGCTGCTAAACATTTGCTCAACAGCAACAGAGTAATTACGAATTTCCATTTGTGCTGTTTCAGCGCTCCGTAGCGAGCAGAAATTCATAATTGAACGGGCATTAACCGTCCAGTAAAACTGTGTATACATCCCGACTGGAAGAACAACACGAGCCAGTTCTTTGGCTACGCCGTCGTTAATCATTTCCATGTAGGACTTATAGGCGGCCTTGTAAGCCTCATGGATAGAGTTCTTTGAACGCATCGCCACTTCCATATCAACCTGCTCAAACATGTAGGCCCCCGGTTTTCCTGTTTGCGTTCTAATAACGCTTAATTCAGGAACAAAAAACTCGTTAGGAACCTCTGAGTAGCGAGCAGAAAACTCGTTAAACGAGCCAATCCGATGACGAAACCACTCTCTGGCAACAAAAACAGGACACTTCACATGAAACCGGAAAGAATTGTGCTCAAAAGGGGTTCCGTGACGCTCACGCATCAAAAAGTTGATAAGACCTTTGTCAGCATTTGTGAGTTCGGCCTTGTCATCTTCGTTCTGCGCAAAACTAACCCTGGCCGAATTTACGACAGACATATCGTCAGCCATATAGCCATCTAAACGGACAAACCCGTTATCTAGTAAATCTACATGAAGCACTTTTTCTCCTGCTTTGGTTAAATCAAACTGAAATAGTCAAAAGCAATTTTTTATTTATGTAGTGGAAAGCAAGGGTTCCGTATATCCATAACTTAAAAAAGAACTCAAGGTCCGAAACAATACTAATAATTCCCATTATTGCTGTCTCGCATTAATATTCTGCCAGTATTCTCTTTCATTCTGTGATGACTCAAGTTTATGAGCAGCCTCATGAATGCGCTTTTGCAAATCGCGAATCTTGTCTTCAAGTTCCCTAATGTAGGCAATCAAGTATTGCTGAGTTGCCACATCTCTGGGTTTCTGCTTAAAGGAATGTTCTTCGTTCATCTAAGTTCCTCAACTGCCTTTAAGGCGTCACAATAAGAGCACTGAACTGCGTATTCGCAATTAGGGTCATGAAGTGGATTAGCGAGTCGCTTTGCAATATTTTTCCACTTATTGCGGTCTTCTTCTAGTTCACCAGACCTGTCTACCCAAAATTTAAATGTTATCTTGTCCATTACAAAGCGCTATAACGCGCCTTCACCTCCTCGAAAAGAACTGGTTTAAAATCTGTCTGCTCAACACTAACACACTGGTACCAAGGGTCATTTAGCGATTCAGAATGCAGATGACCATGAATGTTTCCCTTATAACGGTACTTCTGATGTGAAGAAACAGGGATATGCGTCAGGATAAAGCGGTCAATAGACAAAGCGCCTGCGATGTCATAAAAATGCGGTGCATAAGTAGCCAAATCAAAACAGTCGTGGTTTCCCTTAACGAGAAGTTTCCTACCATGAAGTTTTGACATTGTTTTTACATGTTCTTTACGCATTGCAACATCCCCAAGATGGATGACCTTATCTTTAGGACGAACAGTTTCGTTCCACAACTGAATCATCATCTCGTCCATCTCGTCGGCACTATCCCAAGGGCGCAACTTGTCGCCGTGTTTAGTAGAAAATTGACAAACGCTTTCATGCCCCCAGTGCGTGTCTGCTACTACAAAAGTTCTAATATTCATGAGAAATACAATAGCATTGGATAAATCTATCTGCAACAACACAGCGTATATTTATATTTATAGGGGTAGCATGCCGTCATGCTTATTACGTTAGAACCCTGGGAATATGTACACGCTTGTAATGTCGGAATAGCGAGATTTGCCGCTAACTGGGACAAAAACGACGCTTCTCACTACAAAAAAGAACTAATGGAAGACGACCGAACTGCACAGGTCGCATCAGCGATTTGCGAATTGGCGGTCGCAAAAGCAACAAACCGTTACTGGTCCGGCCATGTATGGCATAAGTCAGAACACGCCAGATACAG